TTTGCAAGTAAGAAAGTAGTTAGTGAAGCAAAATCGGATTACGAAGTATATCACAAATCATATACATCAGCTATCCAAGCAGCTAAAGCATACGCAGAGAAAAAAGGATACGAAATAAATGATGATGATTCTTTCAGACAAATAGGTATGGGCCCTAGAAAACCATCGGAAGGCAAGACTAATAAATTTAGTATTGAATTATCTAAAGATGGTAAGGTTCAAAAAAAGAAACTTCAGATTCAGGTTTATGGTATGAGAAACTCATATGAATTGAACGCATACATCCAATAATAAAATGAAACTTTTAGAGTGCATAATCGTATCTAAGGAAATTAAAGATAAATTTATCCTAGCTAAGAATAGAGATAGAGCTTATAATCCTAACTTAGAAATCGTACACACTATTATCGATGGTGTAGAAGTTGCATATTTGCACGATTTAGTAACTGATTGGAGTGAAGGTTTAAACGAAAATGGAATCGGTGTTGTAAACGCAGCACTATTAGTTGGACATGATGAAGCTGAAGCTAAGCTTGTAAAGAAAGCTGGAAAGCCAGGACCTGATGGTGATAAGATGAGAAACATTATTAAGCAACCTACTCTAATGGATGCAGTACGAGCTACACTATCATATAAGGGCAAGAGTGGGATGTCTTTAAAAGGACATACATTTGTATCATCTCCAAAACATATGGTTAGTATTGAAACTACATCAAAGCATAAGCCGGATGTTAAACTTCAAAACTCCGAATCACCTGTTGTTCGTACAAATCACGGACATATGTTCACCGATGCTGGTTATACACATGGTGAGAAATATCTAAGTTCAAAGATGAGAAAGATATCAGCAGAGAAATCAGTTGATAAGGTAGACGATTGGAAAGCAATAGCACAAGCTATGAGAAAGGAATACTTCCCAACTAGACCGGCTCTTAATATGAAAAGAGATACAAAAGAGATGTCTACATCATCTCAAACTGTAATGAACCTAACTGATAAGATATTACAAATAACATACTTTAAGAACAAAGTAAACGAATTCAAAGGTATCAATAGACAACTGCCTGATGGATATCAACCTAAGATTACAATTGAGGTAATCGCAGTTTAATTTCAACATTTTAATAGAACCATATTTATATACATACAAAATGTAAATATATTAATATGTCAAATGATTTCGAATTATTTCCAGGTAAATCCCTAAATGGGTTATTTCAGGATATATACAACAACCAAGTACATAAGAAAGCAAGAATCAGCGATTTAATCAATGATTTAAAAAATATGGTTAGAAGTCCGAGCGATATGGGAAACTTAGGACCATTAATTAATTCACTAATAGATAGTTCAATTAGAAACGATGACCATTTGGTTAAGTTAGCAGCTATTGCAACTAAGATTGTGGCAGCTGATAAAAAGACTGAAGGTCAAGAAGGATTCCTATCACCATTTGAGAAAGAACAATTACTTAGAGATTTAGAAAATACTAAGGAAGAAGTTGAAAGAGTGGATGATTTGGAATTTGAAATGGAGGAGTTAAAAAAGAAAATGAAGTAAGATGGGATTACAAAATTCAAGCGTATCAGCAGTACAGGCAGTACAATCGGCGGGAGTTGATGGTGCAAAATCGCAAGGTGTAGTTTATAGTGTAATATTAGATGACACGCATCCATATTTAAAAAATAGAGAAGATACAAAAAATAAAGAATCTATTTTTATTGGAGCAATTCAATATAGATTAACAGGCCAACCATCAAATGATGAGGCAAACTTACCTATTGCATATCCATTAGATAAAAATTTAAAAACACTACCGGTAAAAAATGAATCAGTAGAAATTATAAAAGGTGCTGGTGGTACAACATATTATAAAAGAATAGGACCTGAAATATCACCATTTGTAGATGCTGACCCAAATAATATATCTAAATTATTTAATCCAGTAGAAGCAACCGAAGATAAATCAAAAGAATATTCTAAAGTACAAGCTACCGGAATTGCTAGAAGTAATACAGATGAAACTTCAAAGTATAATGGATATGGTGATTACTTTACATATGAAAAAGGTATTCACAAATTAAAATTATGGGAAGGTGATACTTTATTTGAAAGTAGATTTGGACAATCAATTAGATTTTCTGGATATAATAACGATGAAAAGAAATATTCGCCAGCAATTATAATAAGAAATGGTGAGAATGCAGATTCTAAAAAATTATTAGATAATCAAGTAACTAACGAAGATATAAATAGAGATGGTAGTATAATAGCTATGACATCTGATAAATTTCAATTAGGGTTTGTTCCGGGTAAAGTTGATGATAAGGGTAAGGGTGATTTTGAAACAAAGCCTGAATCTTTTGAAAATTATCCTGATAAATTGGTTGGTGACCAACTACTTTTAAATTCAGGTAGAATAATTTTATCAGCAAAGACTGGTGAGATGATGTTTTACTCTAAAAAGAATTATGGATTTATTTCAGATGGTGCAATGTCTATTGATAATAAAGGTGGTATTGATATAAGCGTTAAAGATAATATTCATATTGTAACAAACAATAGAGATTTTGCAATTCATAGTGGTAAGGGTTCTATATTTTTAGGAGATACTGAATTAGAACCATTAGTTAAAGGAAAGAAGTTAGTTGAAATATTAGCAGAACTATTAGATGCAATAGTTGCACAAAATTACTTAACACCATCAGGCCCATCTAAAATAGGACCTGAAAACTTACCAACTTTTAGTAAAATAAAATCCAAGCTAAATGATATTTTAAGTAAATTAAACCAAACATCTTAATATGGAAAATTTAAGTGGACAAGCAACAAATGTAGCTGAAAATGCACAAGCAACGGCAACAAACGCAGTTGGAAACGCAACATCAACGGCAACAAACGCAGTTGGAAACGCAACATCAGCCGCAACAAACGCAGTTGGAAATGCAACATCAGCCGCAACAAATGCGATAGGCGATTTACAATCAAAAATACCAAAACCACCTGCAATACCACCATTACCTAAGTTACCAAATGTACCTCAATTGCCGGGTGTTCCTGAATTTAAACAAAAAGAATTACCAGTACCAAAAAAACTTAAAAATAATAAATTCAAAGATAAATTAGCTAAAGCATCTGAAAAAGCAAAACAATTAGCAGAAAAAGCAAAAGCTAAAGTAGAGGGTGCACAAGAAAAAGCAAAAGCAGCTGTTGCTACTGCACAAGAAAAAGCAGAAAAAGCTGTTGCTACTGCACAAGAAAAAGCACAAAAAGTAGTATCGGATGCACAAGATAAAGTAAAACAAGGAATTGCAAGTGCAGAAGAAAAAGCAACTGCTACTGCTGAAAAAGCTAAACAAAGTGTGAAGGATGAAATTAAAAAAGCTCAAGAAGAAAATGGTGGTAAACCATTGACACAAGAAGAAAAGGATAAAATTACAATTAATAAAACAACAGAAATTGCTGAGAAGGATGCAAAACCTACTCAAGACGCAGCTAAAGCAGCTATTGCAAAATCAAACGAAACAATAGGTGATCCTGATTTAACTGAACCTCAAAAATTCGTAGAAACATATGAAGGTTTAGATACGGGTAAAAAATTCTATTTGTATATTGAACGAAACAAAAAAGGATTTTATATAACAAGTGCATACAAAAATCAAAATAAAACAGGATTTATAACTGGTACTTCTTTTACAAATATATATCCTGATAGAGCTATTAACACACTTCAAGAACATATAGATACCAATTTAGATGTTTAAAAAAATTAATTATGTCTTGGCAAACATTTAAAGATAATATATTACAACTTTCCAATAGTCCGGAAAGTATTGCAGATATTGATACTGTAGCAAAAACGTATGCTAATGAATATGATGCTGCAATTAAAAGAGGAAAAGATTCACTTCATCAAATATCTTTACAAAGGGGAAATGTTGAAGCTATGACTCAATTATTTAAAGCAGCTTTATTAAAAGGACAAACATCAACTGCACCATATGATTTAGTTGGTGAGATGGGCAAAGGCGTTATTGCATATTGGAGTGGTGCAACTATGAATAATTTTCCAACACCAATAATACCAGCAACCGGAGCAACTTCAAATATTTCTGTTGTAACTAATATAGTAGTTAATCCGGGTCAATGGACTCCACCAATAGCATCACCATCAGTACCAACACAAGATTCAGTTGATGCAGATGAAGCAGCGGCAGTAGATAGGGATATTAACGAAGAATACCCAGCAAATCAGGCGATTTACGAAGCTCAATTTGAAAGTGAAGAAGATGCTATGGCAAATAATAGCCAAGTTACTTCGGAGGAAGCTTTTAATTCAATTAAAGAATATAATGAAGAAGTTAATAATTCATCCGATGATGGTGTAGTATTAGGAGAAGACCCACCACTTGGAGAAAGTGGGAGTCTTGATTTTGGTACGGGACCTGTATCGGTAACAGGTACTAGTGGTACAAGCGGTGATGGTGGAGGGGGTAGTGCTGGGCCCGATAAAGCAAAACCACAATTAGCTGGTAAAGGTGATGAGGCTTTATTTAAAAAATGTGGAAGCGGACATTGGCCAGCAAAAGGTTCACCTGGTAGTTTTGAAGTACAAACAACTGAGAAAGGAAAGTGTCCTAGATATTGGTATAAAGTTAATAGTGAATATCTAAAAGTTAATTGTACTGAAATTATATTTCCAACAAAGAATGGTGGTAAAAAAATAATGGTTCATAAGCACTTAGCAGCAATTGTAAAACCAGCTATTGATAAGATAAAAGCGCAAGGTTTAGAAAAATATATTGAAAATTGCGCAGGTGGTTTAGCAGTTAGAAACGTAACTTGTGGAAGTAGATTCTCAAACCACGCTTGGGGAACTGCAATAGATATGAACACTTCTGTATATCCATATGGATATAATTTTAAAGATGATGGGATATATAGCGGCAAAACGAAAGTTAGAGATTTAAATGATTTTGACAAAGGATTTCAAAGGGTAGCTGCAATATTCAAATCACAAGGAATGACATGGCTAAGTCGTAATGACCCTATGCACGTTTCCATATATGAATAAATAATTATAATATGTCAGTAATACCACCAACAAAAAACGCAGGTCTTATAGTAGATGATTTTATATCATATGCCACATTACATTTATCTACTGTAAGTGGTATTATAAATACAGTATCATTGTACCCACCAATTGGAACTCCCGGACCTGGTATAATAAATTGGACTGGGTATGTGGTTACTCCTGCAAAACCGAGTGTTACATTGGGTGGTGTTGATGCCGAAGAAGCAGCTGCGGTTGAAAGAGATATAAACGAAGAATATCCTGCAAGTCAAGCTGCATATGAAGCTCAATTTGAAAGTGAAGAAGATGCTATGGCAAATAATAGTGAAGTTACTTCAGATGAAGCGTTCAACTCAATTAAGGAATACAATGAGGAGGTTAATAACTCTGGCGATGATGGTGTAGTATTAGGAGAAGACCCACCGCTTGGTGAAAGTGGGAGTCTTGATTTTGGGTCTGGACCTGTATCAGTAACAGGTACTAGCGGCGCAAGTGGTACAAGTACTGCTGCTGGTAGTGGAGCTGGTGATGGCCAACCTGATAAACCAAAACCGCAATTAGCTGGTAAAGGAGATGAAGCTTTATTTAAGAAATGTGGAAGCGGACATTGGCCAGCAAAGGGTACTCCGGGCAATTTCGAAGTTCAAACAACCGAAAAGGGAAAATGTCCTAGATATTGGTATAAGGTTAATAATGAATATTTGAAAGTTAATTGCACGGAAATTATATTTCCAACAAAGAATGGCGGTAAGAAAATAATGGTACATAAACATTTAGCAGCAATTGTAAAACCCGCAATAGAAAAAATAAAAGCACAAGGATTAGAAAAATATATTGAAAATTGCGCAGGCGGACTTGCTGTTAGAAACGTAACCTGTGGTAGTAGATTTTCCAATCACGCTTGGGGAACTGCGATAGATATGAATACATCTGTATATCCATATGGGTACAATTTTAAAGATGATGGCATTTATAGTGGTACTACTAAGGTTAGACCACTTAATGATTTTGATAAAGGATTTCAAAGGGTGGCTGCAATATTCAAATCACAAGGAATGACATGGTTGAGCCGTAATGACCCTATGCACGTTTCTATTTACGAATAGAAATATATCCTTTTTAAGTTAAATCTTAAAAATACTTAATTGAAATATTTATAAACATAACAAACAATATATGAACACAGATAAATTATTAAAAGCTATACAAATCCTTATAAAAGAGGAATTGAAGGAGCAATTACCTGCGTTAATCAAAGAATCCGTACAAAAGGAAGTAAAACGATTATTAAGTGAAGGTAAACAACCAGTACAACCTAAAAATACTGGATTATCAATGGCTAAAGCTATGATGGAAGATGAAACCATTCAAGAATCAGTAGCACCAAAGGTAGTACCTACAAAGCAATTTAGCAAAAACCCAATGATTAACCAAATTCTAAATGAAACCGCAATGACACCTACAACTGGTGATGGTGGGTTCAGAACAATGAATTTTGGACAAGGTGATATGGGTTCAATTGTTGGTAGAACTGCAATAGCTGAAAAAATGGGGTATGGTGATTTAGCAAAAGGACCTTCTCCAACTGGGTTGGGTGTAAACACTGGAGTGCCTGAATTAGATAAAGCATTGAATAGAGATTATTCAGAATTGGTTAAAAGATTTAAAAAGAAATAATGGCAGTTGTATTAGGACAAAAATTAGTACAAGATACTAAAAAGTATGAAGATTATGCGATAGGTATATCATTACCAATCCAAATTGGTAATACTGCGTTCAATCAAACTTTTACAACTAATGAGCAAATAAAATCAAATGTAAAAAATTTACTATTAACCAAAAGAGGTGAAAGAGTAATGCAACCCGCATTTGGTAGTGGACTGCAAGAATTATTATTTGATTTTAATGATGATACTTTGCCAGGTAAAATTGAAGATGCTATAACAAACGCATTAGAACAATGGTTACCATATGTTACAATTGAACAAATAGATGTAGAAAGTACAAATAACAATAGAGATAATAATTTAATAAATGTATCGGTAACATTTGGATTATTAAATCAACCTGATTTAAACACTGTATCTTTCACAATAGCAGCTTAATAAAATAAAAATGGGAATAACTGTAACAAATAAAAATTTTAAAAATAAAGGAAAAGATATAAAATATCTTGATAAGGACTTTGTTGGATTTAGAAATAATCTAGTAGAGTTTGCAAAAAGCTATTTCCCAAAAACATATTCCGATTTTAATGAATCTTCTCCTGGTATGATGTTTATAGAAATGGCATCGTATATAGGTGATTCATTATCTTATTATATTGATGATACTTTAAAAGAATCATTAATGGTATATGCTGAAGATATAAAAAGTGTATTAGCATTATCACAATATTTGGGATACAAACCAAAAGTATCATCGCCAGCAATTACAACACTATCGGTTTATCAATTAGTTCCATCAATTGGAACTGGAGTAAATAATTTACCGGATACAAAATATTTTTTAAGAATTAAAGAAGGATTACAATCTACATCAACAAAAGATGGTATAGTATTCAGAACAACAGACGCTATTGATTTTTCTGATGCAGCTGGTAGAGAGATTAGTGTTTATCAAAGAGATTCTGCAACAGGAGAACCAAGTTTTTATTTAATTAAAAAATATGTACAAGCAATATCTGCGGAGTTGGTAGAAACATCAGTTACATTTGATTCATATTCTCCATTTCAAAAAATAGTATTGGATGAAACTAATGTTATTCAAATATATGATTGCAGAGATAGTGGTAATAATAAATGGTATGAAGTACCATATTTAGCACAAGAAAGTGTTTTCATAGAAAAAGCAAATACCGAATCAAATGGTGGTGAGTTAAGTAATTCTTCATCCGTAGTACCTTATATTTTAGAAGTACAAAAAGTACCATATAGATTTACTACAAAAGTAAATTCTGATAACACATTAGATATACAATTTGGTAATGGTGATACGAGATTAAATGATGAGCAAATTCTACCGAACACTAAAAATATAGGTTTAGGATTGGCTAACTCTGTAAATAGATTAAACCAAGGAATAGACCCATCTAACTTTTTAAAAACAAATACATTTGGTGTAGCACCAAACGCATCAAATGGTACATTGGTTGTAAAATATTTGATTGGTGGTGGTATTACTTC